TTATTATCTTCTACTAATGCCCACATATTTTTCTCCTATCTTGCTGTGGTTGGTATTCCTGTTGATGTTACAAATGGGTTCTCTGCAAATGCCATGTAAATATATTTTGCACTATATCCTGATGCGTTTGCATCATTGTAAGTATTACGCATTTTAATTCCATTACTTAAAAAATCTACTCCTGAACTACTTGATGTTCCTTCAACAGCATTACTATTTAAATAGATATAGTTATCATTTAAGTTTGTACTTCTTTCAATATCAAAGGTTAACCAATTACCTGTATTGTCAAATCTTTTACACATAAAAAATGCAGGTTTAAATCCTGTATAAATAAATGTACCGTTTGTATTGCCATTACCCATATATTTTCCAAACTTGCTATAGCCTTTTATTTCTGCAAAAGAATAACAAACCATGTTAGTACCTGCACCTGTGAATGCTTGAGATAAAGTTATTAAAGTACTACTAGGTGCTGCTCCCCAAGAAACAGTATTATCATCTCCACTTGTATGTATACCTAAATATTGGTCACTTTGATTTGCTAAACCTTTGTGATTTACCCACCAACCATATCCCTGATTTCTTGCTTTAAGAATAAACATAGCAGGAGTTACTCCTAAACCATGACCAATTGTAGTATTGCCCGATGATGCACTTGTAAACGTACTAATACTAAATCCTGCTGTAGTATTTACTTGTAATGTATTAGTTACATTTCCGGCTGTGTTAGAACTTGTTGTACCGCCATTAGCTTTCCATTGCCAAGCTACAAATGTATCTCCATTATCATTTACTGATTCTCCTGTTGATACGCTAAAACCGTCTGAATTAAAAGAAGTATGGTCAACTGTGCTTGTTGCTTCAGCATTCATCCTATTAGCAAACATATATTTTCCTACTCCTCTACTAGAATCGTTTACCATTGGGTCAGTAGTTCCAGTTCTATTTTTTGTTATCATCCAATCAGGTTGTAAATCACTATTACCATCATTGGTTATAGATTGAGCTGAACCTGTACCACTATATAAAGCAGTCTGAAAAAATGCTGAAGGGTCGTCTATTGTTGTATAAGCCATTATCCGTACTCCGCTATATTCTTTGTGCAAATTGCATAATACCCTGAAGGTACTGCATATTCAAAGTTTCCATATCCGTTAGCATCTGAATTACCACTTGAAATAGATGTTTTTGTATAACCACCAAAATTAACTCTACAATCTTGAGTATTGTTTGGAACAGTTACAACAGGAATTGTAAAATCTCCATCAGAGTTCCAAGGAACACTTATTGCTCCTGTACCACTTGAGCCACTTGAAGGGTCTCCACTTCCAAACCAAGAACCTCCGTTTTGTCTAAAATAACCATAACCATTATCTAAATCTAAAGCTACACTTATAATATCTCCAGCAGTATTAAAATTACCACCACCGTATTGCCAAGCATCCTCTGATGCATTGTATCCATAAATACCTCTGTTATATGAATACATCATTTTAGCACCACCATCTGTAGCGATTGTAGTTAGTTCTCTCCAACCAACACTAAAACCTGTACCATCTTCAGTAGTACCATAACCTACTAAGATTCCATTAACACTAACACCTTGTTCAACTTCCCAATACCACTTACCTGAATTAACAGGAATAGTAGCTGGTACACCTCTCCAAAGTGTTTGCGATTGATTTCCAGTTACTGCTGTACCGCCTTCTGTTATTGTAAATCTTGATACTTCATTGTAGGCATTCCATAAAGGATTTAATGTTGCAAAATTATTAGTAGGTGTATCAGTTGCTTGGTCGGCTGCTGCTATGTTGTTTAGAGTACAATCATTGTTGTTACCACTAACATCAGCACCTAAATCAGAAGAGTCTTCAAAATCTAAATAAAATCCTTCATTACCAAAAGTAAGACCACTTACATCTATAGGTTTCCAAATTCCGCTATCACTATCAAATTCACCAAAGCTAGTAGGTGCTAATTGTTGTCCATCTATAACACATACTTCAGCCCAATATCCTGAATTATCATATGCATTTAATCCATTAGCAGAAGTATTGAAATACATATTTGTTGTTGACATCCAAGTACTCGTAGCATTTTGAGATGGATATTTACTATTATCCCAAGATATTTGCTCTCCATTTACATAAAGTTTTACTCTATTAGATGACGTTGCTTGTGTGGTATCTACTGCTAAAACTATATGATACCAAGCAGCAGTATCTCTTATGCGTGGACTGCTTTCTAATTCAGTAGAGTTTCCATCAAACATAAATCTTATAGTAGGATTGTTATTACCTGTAATGTGAAAACGACCATTAGAACCTTGACCAATATAATATGGGTCAGCAGGATAGCCTGTTATCTGTGTTCTTTTATGCCAAAAACTAAATGTAAATGTTTGTCTATTTCCTTGTGTCGGACTACTTCTATAAAAATATTCGTTATTAGCAGCCTCTGTCTTTACAGAGTTATCAATATCATAACCATCTGTAGCTGAGTTAGCTCCACCAACTCCTAAATTAATATCTGCCATATTAGCTCAATGTTAAATTTTGATTCCTGCCAACTTCTAACCATTTAGAACCGTTGTATCTAAATGTAAACAAATCACCTTTAGAAGCTGTTGTTGTTAGTGTAGGAGCTGTATCATCTTTAAACTCATACACTGCATTCCATGTTAAAGTTCTAGAGC